ATCTCATCCAAACGCAACAGATAAAAACATTTCTAGAATGGGATTCAGACTAAGAAATGCATGGATTAGCACTTTGAATTATTCAGATTTAAATTCTGGTGACAATCAAATTCTGTTTGAATCAATGCAACTAGTTCACGAAGGATTGTCAGTATTCTTTACTGATAATAACTTTAACGCAATAACCAATTAAATTAATAAAAAGGAGCATTAAAAGTGATAAACAAACAAGTCATTACTGACGAGGACTTAGTAAAACAATTTGCAGAAAAAGCATTAGAAGAACCAGCTAAAGAAATTAAAACAGAAACTCCAACTGATTTAATAGTAGCGCTTCCTGGGGGATTTATTACCCAGGAAGGTTCTTTAATCAAACAAGCAAAAGTTCGAGAGTTAACTGGAGTAGATGAAGAAATTATTGCTCGTTCTGAAAGTGAAGCTAAAGCTTTACAAGTAATTCTTCAAAGAGGTTTAGAAGAAATAGGTGACAAAAGACCTAGTGAAAACGATTTAGATTCTCTTTTAGCTGGAGATAGGGACGCAATACTTTTAGGTATTAGAAAAGCAACTTTTGGAAGAACTGTGGAATATAAAATTAATGGATGCAATAGTTGTTCAGAACCACAATCTTTTGAAATTGATTTAGATGCAGATGTTAAAAATAAAGAGTTAGAAGACCCATATGAAAGAACTTGGGAAATAGAACTTAAAAATGGTAAAGCAATAGTTGCTTTACCTAATGGATTAGTTCAAAAAAAATTAGGCCAAAATGTTTTAAGTAAAACAATGGCAGAGTTAAATACTATTTTATTGTCTGGATGTGTTATTTCAATAAATGGAATTCCTACTGTAAATACTCAAGATGTATTAAATCTTGGAATGGCTGATAGGGAAAAAATTGCCACGGAATTACTTGAAAAAAATCCTGGCCCTCGCCTTATGGAGGTGAGCAAGGCTTGTAAGGCATGTGGAAAAGATATAAACGTTCCATTGTCCTTAGCTGCTTTGTTTCGCATATAAAGAAGAACAGTATCAAGAATTGTACGACCAGTTTGAAGTAATTGCAAGAGCTTTTAATGGTTTTACTTTAGGTGATATTAAAGGAATGACTGTTAAAGAAAGAAAAAACTGGATAGAGCGTTCAGGAAGATATAGGTAGATTGGAGGTGTGCTATGGACAAGATTAATCAAGTAACTAATGCCATTACTGGTGGTTTAGCTGGCGCTAAACAACACATTAGAGAAATAACTAATGATTTAAAGGAAATGGCACGCCAAGCTAATTTATTTTCTTCAACCATGTCAGGAATGGGTGGAACTGGCGGAGGCGGAGATTTAGGGGTAGGTGGCGGAGGTTCTGTATTTAATAATAATCCGTCATTTGGTGGAGCTTCTGGTGGTCAGCCAAGTGGTTTTGGAATTAGTCAAGGTGCTGTAAGAGCAGGTGGTGCAGCATTTGCTGGATTGCGTGCTGCTCTTCCGGGAGCATCTACTGCTATTACTACTGATGCAGTAATTAATTATCAAAGATTTTTTGGCAATTTAACTGGACGACAACCTCAAGCTTTATTAAATAATTTAAATAGGCAAGGCTTACCTACAAGTAGAACAGATGCTGCTGGAGCTTTATTAGAAGCTCAAAACTTTGGTTTTACTGGGCAAGGTAATTTTTCTACAACTATGGCTACAGGTTTTGCAGAAGTTTCTAGAACTCTTCCTGGAGCTGGCCTTACTGGTGGTGTTCAAGTAACTGGAACTATGAATCAAGCGCGTACTGTAAATATGGCTCGTATGATTGGCATTCAAATTCGTGACCCATTTACTGGACAACCTAAAAAACCTACAGAAGTAGCTGACCAAATTTTTCAAATGATTACAAATAACTTAGGAAGAACTCCTACTAAAAAAGATATTAATAGTTCTTTGTTACCTGGTCAAGGTTTATATAACTTTTTAAATGATTTATTTCCTGGCGATGACCTAACAAAAAAGTTTGTTATTAGAGCTTTACTTCAAAGAGCCCAAGGTGGAGATTTTAGCGCTGCAAGCCTTCTTGAAACAGGTGCTACAACATCAACTCAACAAATACTTGGAAAAGTACAAGGAGCGTTGGGTGGAATAACTGCAGCTACTTCTCCTTTTATTTCAGGATTAGTAGGTGGTGGAGGTAACGTACTAGGTGGAGTACTTGAAGGACTTTTAAGTCAATTATTAAGAATATTTAAAATTCCAGGTCTTCAAGATGGTGGAGAAGCTAAAAAGGGAAAACCTTACATAGTTGGAGAAAAAGAAGCAGAAATATTTGTTCCTAAAGAAGATGGAGTAGTTGTACCTTCTGGTGGTAAAGGCGGTCCTTTTGATAGAGCTGGTTGGGCTAAAAAAATATTAGGTGGTATGGGCGCACCTTCTAGTGAAACTAACGTACAAGCAATGATGCGTTGGATGGCTCAAGAAGGAGGGCATTCTAATAACAGTGCTTATTTCAATCCTTTAAATACAACTAAATCAATGCCAGGAGAACTTGGTGTTATGAACAGCCATGGAGTTAGAAGGTATGCTAACTGGGACATGGGGTTTGATGCCACATTAAAAACTTTAAATTTAAATTATTACAAAGCTGTAGTAGATGCATTTAGGTCAAACGCTGACCCTAAAGAAATTTATCACGCAATTGTTACAAGTAAATGGGGAACTAAAAATCTTCCAGCTGCTGGTGCCCAAGGACTTTATGACTCAAGTAAGTACGGAGGCGGTGGCGGTGGAAGTGGTATAGCCACAAGCGGTGGTTCAGAAAGTAGCGGCGCTGGTGGTGGAGGTGCGGCTCTAGGTGGATTTAGAGCAGATTCATCAGACCCATTTAGAGCAGGTTCTGTTAATTATGGAGGAGTAAGTATTAGTATTAACGGCGCTAACATTTCAGCACGAGATTTGGTAGAAGAAATTAAGAAACAATTAAAGTACGATAATATAGTATCTATGATAGGTGCATCATAATGGCAAACCCAAAACAAGTTATTAAATCATATAAAGCTTCTTGGCCTTCTGGATATAAATTTAATTTACCTCCACATAGTTGGAGTTTACCTGTTCCCGCAATAGAACATGAACAATTACCTTCTAGAACAAGAAATGGTGTTATTAATAGAGGACGGTCAACAACCGATAGAAATAGAAGAGGAAGAATTTGGAGATATGCTGATTTAGCAAATTTAGTAGACAGTTCTGACCCAACAGTTTCAAGTAAATGGTCTTTTTGGTCCGCTGTTGCAAGTAATGCTAGCTCATTTAAACCAAATCCATTTACTGTTGGTTCTATTGGAAAAAAAATTTTTGATAGCTATAAACAAAGCCAACAATCCGTGGCTAAAGACTCATTATCATTTTTAAGTAGAGAAAAAGAAAAATATGGATTTCAATTTATGTGGAATCCAACAACTTATACTACTAGCACTGGTATTTCTTTTAACGTTACTCCTTCCGCTACTGATTCTTTAGCTTTTTTAAACATGTTTCAAGGAACTGGAGCAATAAGATTTGAAATAGAACTAAACAGAATAAATGATTTTGCTTGTTTTAAATCTAAAACTGGTTCTAATTTTAATCAATTTTATGGCCCTTTATGGAGCGGTAATGACTCAGATTACGGAAGTTTAATTGCTGATTTAAAAAATAGAGGAACTTTAGCTGATTTAGAATATTTATATAAAACTGTAAATGGCCCTTATCTTAAAAACGTAGCTCAACAAGATACTTCAGATGTTGGTATTTTAATTCCCACTTTAGTTAGAGTTGATATTGGCCCATATACTCAAGTTGGATATATTTCAAACTTAACGGTAACACATAAAATGTTTACTCAAGACATGATTCCAATACACAGTACAGTAACAATTGATTTTTCAATGCTTAGTTCTTATGGTTTTGGAAATCAAGACCCAGAAAATGCAGAAAATGTTGGAAATCCAACTACGGGAACAGAACCTAAAACTGGTCTGTTTGATTTTTTTAGGTAGGGCTAAATGATATCTAAAAATTCTAGGTATGAGTATTCTATAATTGATTATTTTGCTTTAGAAAAAAACGCTGACGTACATCCAGTTTTATTTTATCCAATGCCTGATATAGGAACTATTAACTATTTTGAATACGCTGTTGTAAAAGGAGATAGATTAGATTTAATAGCAGAAAGATTTTATGGAGACCCATCTGTTTGGTGGTTTATATTACAAAAAAATCCACAAATAAAAGACCCAAATAATATACCTATTGGAACCATTATAAAAATAGAAGCAGTGGGTGAGTAGAGATGTCTAATAAAACAATTAGTGTTTCTTTTCCTTCTTTAAAATTAAAAAAAAGACCTATAGTTTATTCAGCAAAATTAAAACAAGACAGATATAAACATGACGTTGGAACTATTGTTTTTAGAAATTGGGATTTATCTGAAAAAATGATACCACCTGGAACTCCTATGTTAATAACATTAAACAGCATTAGAGGAATAGATTCATATCCAGGGTTTGTACATCATGTAAAAAAAGTAATGGATACTGAAAAACGATTTGTAGAAGTTACTTTTATAGGTGCATCTTACAGGATGAAACAAAAAACTCAAAAAGTTTGGAAAAAAGTAACTGTTTCTCAAGTAGCTAAAACTATTGCAAAAAAATATAAACTTTCTTTTGATATAACTCCTCATAAAAGAGTGTTTTCTCAGTTAGCTCAACATGGAGAAAGTGATTGGCAATTTTTAGTTAAATGTGCTAAAAAATGTGGTTATTTATTTAGAGTAGATGGAACTACTTTAATTTTTAAACCAATTGATGAAATTTTTAATAAATATAAAAACTATGCTCCAACTTACAATTTAAGTAATCTAACAGTAAGTGGGGCTGGTATAAAAGGTTCTGATATTTATTCATTTACTCCAATTGTTGGAGAATCTATTCCTTTTCCAGACGCAACTAAAAGTTTTCAATCTTTTAATGGGGTAAATCCTATTACTAAAAAATCTAATTCATTTAGTAAACAAAACTACAAAAATGGTAAAAGAAGAAAAATGAAAGCTCCTTTATTTGATAGTTTTGATACAGATACTGTAGTTCCTGGTATGGACATAGCAAAATCTCATTCTGATGCTTTTGCAGAAATGATTAAATTTCCGTACAGAGCAAATGGAGCTGTTGTGGGAACGCCAACATTAATACCAGGTATGCCTATTTATTTAACAGGAGTGGGTGATGAATATAGTGGTCATTGGATAATTCTTTCTCTTGAGCATGTAGTTCATTATATAAATTTAACTGAAACAAAATATACGACTAATATAGAAATAGGTATTGATTCTCTTGGAGAATCTTTAAAAAATATACAAGATGTTTCAAATATGTCAGAATATGAAAATTCAGTGTATGTAGAACCAAATGTTAGACAAACACTTAGAAAACCTAAATCATTTATTAAAACAAAAAGAATTCCTACTCAAAATGATTCTAACATAACTTTAGGAAAAGTTAAAAATTTTGATAAAACTATTTCAAGAGCTAAAAATGAATCTTACTCATATTGGGAAAGTGAAATAACTGATGTTAGACTAAGGCAAAATAAACCAAGTAATAGAAGTATTTTTGTTGCTCAAAGGCTTAGACGGAGGCTGTGCTGTTGTTAGGCGGAGAGGTAGATAAAAAATTTTATGGCATCTATAGAGGTATTTGTTTAGATGTTAAAGACCCTATTTCTAAAAGCAGAATTAGAGTAAAAGTGCCTCAAGTTCTTGGAGAACAAGTAACTGATTGGGCATGGCCTTGTCTTCCCGCTTCTGCTTACCAAACTCATCTAAACCATGTAGTGACTATAGGTTCTGGCGGCACTCCTTCTCATAGTCATTCGGCAACAGTTACTAGAGCCTCTGCGTCAGACCCTAGAGATACAGGCTCTTCCCAGCACACAGTTCACTATAAAACCCCTAAACTTAATGATGGGGTATGGGTTATGTTTGAAGGCGGAGACCCTAATTTTCCAGTTTGGATGGGAGTGTTCTAATGGCTACTCAAAGAGCTATATCTTTACCTTTTTCTTTAAGTGAGTCCTATGGCATATCTTTTACAACTAATCAAAATAAAATATATAAAGATAGAGTATTTTTGGCTGTTATGACTGCTTTTAATGAACGGGTAATGAGGCCTACTTATGGTAGTCAAGTAAAAACGGTTATTTTTGAACTTGAAGAAGACGCTACTGCTATAGTAGATTCAAGCGTTAGAGATGCTTTTGCTAATTGGTTGCCTTCTTTAGTTTTATTAGATTTAACGTCAGAACTGGATATAGAAAATATGCATTTTAATATTACAATAAACTATAAGCTTCCAAATGAAACAACAGATGAAATAAGAATAAATACAGGTACCTTTACTAGGTCCGGAGATTTGCTTGAAGGGAATAACTAATGGCTGAACCAAATGTAATACCTCAAATAGATTACACATCTAGAGACTTTGAGGCTATTAGAGATGACATGATATCTTTAATTCAATACTTTTTACCTGAATGGAAGAATAGAGACGCTTCTGATTTTGGTATTACTTTAATTGAATTGTTTGCCTATATGGGCGACATTATGAGCTTTTATATAGATAGAGCAGCTAATGAATCGTTTATATTAACCGCCAGTCAAAGAGACAGCGTTCTTAGAATGGCTAGATTATTAGGATACACCCCTACACCTAGCACTCCAGCAACAGTTACTTTATCTTTTAGTACTTTTGCTACTTCTTCACAAGTTGTTCCTGCCGGAACTCAAGTATCTACTACAAGCATTGTTAGTGGAGAAAATGTTGAAATAATTTTTGAAACAAATTCTTCTGTAACTGTCCCAGCTTCTGGCGATGGCGGTTTAACAGCAGGCTCCCCAGTAACAGTAACTGCTACTCAAGGCTACACAGTTGAAGAAACCGGTATAGACGCACTTGGAGTTTCAAATGGTTTAGCAGACCAAGTTTTTCTTTTATCTGATTTTCCTGTTATTAAAGATAGCATTGAAATCACAGTTGATAACGTAGTTTATACATTTGTTGATTA